TTCAGGCTCGCGCCCATCTTGGCCATGTTCACCGCACCGTAAGCCGATTTGCCCGTGATGATCGTCGAGTAGATCAGGCCGGTGGTGTTGGAGCCGGCGGAGGAGAACGTGCTGGCAAAGGTGCCCTCGGTTTCGTCCTCCTGGAACGGGTTGGTGCCCTCGATGATCCGCAAGCCGTAGTAGTCGCCCACCTCGCCCTTGAAGATCTTGTCGGCGTAGTTCTGGCGCACCACCTCGCGGAATTCGGAGTTGTTCATCACATCGCGCGTGCCCTGGGGCGGCATGATGGCGACGTATTTGCCGTTGATCTTCGGCGCGCGGTTGATCTTGAGCAGCGTCATCGCGTCGAGGAAATCGCGCGGCACGGCGCACGCGTTGGCGAGGGTCGCCGCGGCGGTGTTGGCAAAGGTGGTGAGGCCTTGGCCGTAGCGCTTGGTGAGGCCGGTGGTCTGGTGCACGATCTGGTTGCGCACCCGGGTATCGACATCGAGGGCGAATTCCTCGCCCTGGAGATCAATGGCCGTGTCGAGGTATTTGACCAGGCCGACCGTGTTGGCGATGTCCGAGACGCGGGAGACCATGCCGATCTGGTTCAGCGTCACGTCGATCGCGGTGTAGCCGATGGCGCGGAAGTTGGTCGGGGCCGTGCCTTCGGTCAGGGCCGCGGGCGCGCCGGTTGCGCTCAGGTCCGCTTGCGGCGGCCGGAAGAAGCGCATCGTGGTTTGGCCCATCTCGGCCGGCAGTTCCTCTTGCTGCGCGTAGTCGATCAGGCAGGTGGCCTGGATCGCTTTGTCGAGCAGCTTTTTGTTGTAGCGCGCGAGGATCGTGTTGGACACGGCCGCCATGTTGATCGTGCCGAGCATTGCGAGCGTGCTCAGGTGGTCGTTGTTTTTGAAAAGAACCAAGTCGCTCGTGAAAACGGTTTGGATCGATACGAGGTCCACGCCGGTGAGGGCGTAGACGGCGACGGCAAACGCCGAGGCGATAAGAAACAGAGGCAAATACTTTTTCATGGTGTGAATCTTTCTGGTGTGCCCGGTTGGGCGGTGTGGTTTTAGATGGTTTCTCCCCGGTCGGCCGCGGCGGCGACCATACGCACGTAGTCGTCGGCCTCCGCATCGGTCATGTCGGCGAGCTTTTTATTGCCCGCCGGCCGGGCGGCTGGGCCGCCGGCACGGGGTGAGTTGAGTTGCGTAAGCCGCTTGATCTCGGCCTTGGCCGTCTCGACTTCCTTCTGGAGCGTCGCGGCGGATTCGGCCTGCCTCATAAGTCGGGCGACTTCGACGGCGGCCTTGATCCCGGTGGGGTTGGAGCGGAAAAGCCCGCCCCACTGCGGATGGTTGACCAGCACGTTGGTCGCCTTGAAAACCGGATTTTCCGGATCGTTTAGAGCCGGATCTGCGGCGATGACTTCGGCGGTCTGCCGTTGCCATTCTTTTTGGAAGTCCGGCGATTTCCAGGCCTCGGTCTGCGCGGCGGCTGCGGGCGGGCGGTTCGGGGCCTGGCGCAAGTCCTGGGCGGTCTTGCGGGCGAGGGCGGCCATCTGGCTGTTGCCCTCGGCCTCGTAGTTTTCCGCCAGCTGCTCGTAAGTCTCGGGCGTCGCGCCGGCTGCCTCCGCAGCGGGTTTCGGCGTTCGCAGGGCCTGCACCTCGCGGCGCAGGGTCTCGAGTTCGTGGCTGGTCTGGCGGGTCCGCTCTGCCTCGGCGCGCACGGCGGCTTTTTCGGCCTCCAGCGCTTTCCAGGATCGATCTCGGCGTTCGGCTTCCTGCTGCGCCTTTTTGTAGGGCGTCTCAGGCTTGGCCGGTTTCGGATCGGTCGCGGCGTTCTCGGTCGGTGGCTGGGCCGGTTTGGTCGCGTCGGCGCCAGAGTCAGCTGGCGGGCTGGATTTTTCGGTCGGCGCGGCGGTGGCGGTCTGGCTGTCGGCTTGGGCCTGCTCCGCATCGGCCTGCACGGCCAGAGCCATGATATCGGGCTCAGTCGTGTCGGTCGCGGCGGGGGCTTCGAGGGTGCTGTCGAGGGCGGTCATGTTCGGTTACGGCTGGTGGTGATCGAGGTGGGCGTCGGCCGTGGGCGACGTCTGCTCGGGGTCGACGCTGGGCGGCGCGTCGTGCCGGGAAAGGGATTTGGCCATGAGCCAGCCGGCGCGGCAGCCGGCCGCATAGCCGGCGCTGCGCACCAGGTCGGGCGTGGGCTGGTAAATCGCGCGCTGGGCCTCCTGCTGGAGCCAGTTGATCATCGCGTGGTCGATCTTTTGGCCGGTGGGGCTCTCGAGCACGCCACGCCAGCCGGCCGCATCGGCGGCGGTGATCGGCGCGTCGGGCTGCCAGCGGTCGGGCGCGTCGAGCGCGGCGATCAGCGCGAGCTGCTCGGGCCGCAGGAGCCGGCGCAGGATGTAGGCGCGCAGGGTCTTCATGGCGGGCCTCCTGCCATCATCATGCCGGGCTCGGCTCCCATCGGCGCGCCGTTGGCCGGCTGTGCGGGCTGCGCGGCCTGGGCCTCGGCCTGCACGGCCTGGATAAATTGGAGAAACTGCGGGCCTTGTTGCTTCAACACGTCGGGCTTTTTCTGCTTGAGCCCTTCCATATGGGCCTGCGCGTGCTGGGCGATGAGGCCGAGCACTTCGGGCGTGAGGATCTCGCCGCTTTGCGCGCGGCGTTGCACGAAGCCGGCCAGGCTCTGGAAATGCGCCAGGTCGTCGTCGGTCGGCCGCACCTGGGCCGGGAAGCCGAGCAGCATCACGGAGATTTCCTGCGCCTGGTCCTCCAGCTGCTCGGCGCTCTGCGTGCCGGCGTCAATCAAGAGCTGTTTCACCAGGCGCGGCTCGTCGGCCTCCATGATAGATTTGCGCAGCTTGCCCTGGTCGACAAACGGGTCGTTGTTGAACATCTGGAAGCGCGCCACGGCCTTCTGCATCACGTAGGCCTTGTTGTAATTGTCGCCGCTGCCGCTTGGCTCGATGCGGTAGTCCTGGCCGGTCACTTCCGGCGGGAGTTCCATCAGCTCGTCCAGGTAGAAATATTGGCGCTCCTCGGCCGAGTATTGGAGCAGGATGCCGTAGGCCAGCGCGAGGCCGCGGCCGAGTTCGCGGCGGAAGATCCGCGCGCGCAGGTCGGTGCTTTGGCCCATGACGCTCCCGATCAAGTTCACCTCGGTGGCGGTTTTCTTGTCTTTGCCGGGCTGGCTCGATCCGGTGCCAAAGTCGGGCAGGGCGACCAGCTGCTCTGCGACCTGGCGGGTGCCGAGCATGTTGTTGGCGATGTCGCCGGGGATCGGCGGCATTGACACGGCCGCAAGTTCAAACGGCAGGATCTGCCCTGGCACCATGCGCAGGTTGGCCGTGTTCGGCACGCCGGCCTTGGCGTAAAACATTGGCGAGCAGGCCAGCGTTTGGTAATCCTTGAGGGTGTTCCAGTCCTTGCACAGGCTCGTCTCGAAAGCCGCGATCCGCTCCATGATGCCGCGGCTGTCGTAGTAGCCCTGGTCCTTCACTTCGCAGTTGAGTTCGAAAAACGGGAACGCCTGGGGCTGCTCGGCAAAAATGCCTTTGTTGTAGGGCAAGCTGAAATCCTCGCGCAGTTTGGTGTTGGGCTGGGCGGGCGAGTAGGTCTCGACCGTGATCCGGTCGCCGTCGCGGCAATAAACCTCCCAGAGCACGATCTGGTCGGCCGTGCCGGGCTTGGTCAGGCCTTCGCGCTGGTAGCGCTGCGTCTCGTAGACGGTCGTGTTGGTCTCGCCCTTGCTGAGCGCGGCAAGCGTCTCGTCGTCGGTCTTGAAATTCTTTAGCCGCTTGTAGGCCGCGACCGAGATGTGCTGGACGTGTACGATCCAGTCCGCATCGGCCAGCGCGCCGGTGCCGGTCGGCACGATCACATAAATGGGGTTGATCGCTTCGAAGCGTAGCTTGCCCTGGTCCGCGTCGTAGTAGGTTTTGATGACGCATTTGCCGCCCTGGAGCATGCGGTCGGCCGCGATCAGGATCTCTGCTTCAAAATTGCTTCGCTGTTTGAGGTTGTAGTCAAACCACTGCGCCGCGGCCGTCTGGTGCTGGATCGCGCTCGGGCTTTTGCCGATGAAGCTCGCCACGTTTTCCCCGGCGAAGATCTGCGCGATGTAAAACGGTTTCAGCTTCTCGATCAGCATATCGCCGAGTGGGAAATGCAGGTCGGCCGCTCCTGGCCACGGCTTGTTCTTTCGGCGCAGGCCCTCGTGGCGCATGGTGTACCAGGTCGCTTGCCGGTCTTCCCACTGTTTGCGGTCCCGTAGCGCGCCGAGGATGTCTGTGTGTTTGGCCATTGCTTTGGTAAAATAGAATCAGCCGGCGTCAGCTCCTGGGATCAGCGCGAGCCCTTGCTCCTCGATCAGTTGCTCCAGCAGGCTGCCGCTGCTGCGGTTGGCGAAGGGCACGGCCTGCATGGATCGGGTCTGGCGCATTGCGCCCACGATGGCGTCGGCGCGGTCGGGCGAATCGAGGCCGCGCTCGCGCATGTCCTCTTTGCGTTCGAGGTATTTTTTGCCGTCCGAGGGCGTGAAGCCCAGGCGCTGGGAAAGCTGCGCGGCCGTGCGGTCGTCGCAGTTCTCCAAAATAATTTGGCCCTTTTCGAAAAGCGTTGCGGCCTCAAACCAGGTTTCCGCGCTGTGGTTGCGGTAGTGGTCGGGGTTGTCGGCCTTGGCTCCGTTGTTTACGCGCTGCAGCTGCCAGCCCATCTCGGCGAGGCGGTCGAGGATCACCTTGCCCAGGCCGCCCTCGTCGCCCGCGACCAGGTCGTTGCAGGTTTCCGGCGTCACGCCGAGCTTGCGGAATTCGTCGATGAATCGGCCGGTGGCGCGCATCGTGTCCTTCTCGCGCCACGCGGCGACCAAGCGCACGCGGTTGCCGCTCTTTTCCGCGATGGCGTTCTCGTCTCCGCCAGCCGCAAAGTCACAGAAGATCCGGCGCGCGCCGGGCTGGTAGGCGGGAGCGTTGTTGCGCGCGCGGTCGATCCAGCCGGCCTGGATCACGCTGCCCTCGGCTCCCTCCATGAATTCGGCAAACACCTTGCTCCGCACAAACGGGTCGTTGATGCCGCGCTTCTCGATCAGCTCGCGGTTCTTGTCGTGATCGGCATACGGGCAATGCTCGGCCGCGATCTGGAAGGTCTTGTAAAACCGGGCTGCGCTCGTGTGGCTCCGGTAGAATTCGCCGGCGGATCCGCCGCAGCTGCTGGCCAGCAGCAGGTGCTGGTAGGTGCAGCGATCGATGGCGTCGAAGATCGTCTGCGCGATGGACTTCGATTCGTCGGCGACGATCATCAGCGGGCCGTCGTGCTGGGCCAGGTCGTAGAAAGGATTCTTGTTGCCGTGGAAACCTTCGAAGCGCGCGCCGTCGTTCGTGGAAAAGCCGATGGCCATGCTGCCGTTGGGCGCGGCAATGTCGGCGTCGTTAAATTTCCAACCTCCGAGCCGCTGCTTGTGCGCGTGCAGCGCGGGAAACAGTTGCGCGCGCACCTGGCGCTCGACGCCTGAGGTGAGCACAACCTTGCCGCGCGGGTGCGTGGCCATGAACCAAAGCACCGCGCCGGGTATCAGCACGGTGGTCTTGCCGGCGCCGTTGGCCGTGCGGGCCGAGACCTTGCTGCCCGGTGCCTCGATCGCGTCGAGCACCTGTTTTTGGCGGTCGTTCTCGCGGATCTGATAAAAATCGGTCGCGCCGTCGCTGCACGCTCCGATCACGCGGCTGGGCTTGTCCATCACGGGCAGGCCAAGAAAATATTTGCTGAAGCCGTAGGGCGAGGCAAGCAGGGCGCGCTCGGCGTCGGTCAAGTCGGCGGCCGTGCGGATTGGGCGCTCGGCGTCCATGTCAGTTTTCTCCTCCGGTGTTCACGGGCTGCTGGCCGCGGGCAAGCAGGGCCTCGCGGCGCATCTGGGCGAGACCGGCGCAGGCCTCGGGCGGGAGCGTCACGCCGATCTGGCCGCTGTGGCGCACGTTCACGTCGCCGTCCACGCGCAAGCTCAGTTTCCCGTGGATCGAGGCAATCAGGGCGGAAGCCTCGCGCCATTGCTGCGCGGCAAGTTTCCGGCGCTCGGCCGTTTCGGCGTGGTGCGCCTCGTGGTAGGCGAGGGCCTGGAGATGCGTGGCCTGCCTCAGCGTCTCGTCGATGTCGGCTCCGTTGCGCTTCCAGGCTTGGTCGATCACGGCGCGGACCTTAGCGGATTTTATCAATCGGCACGCCGTTACGTCGAGAAGAGAAGAAGCCTGCACAAACAGCCGCTCCCGTGGCTTAAGCGCGCCGTAGCCCTGCACCTGTTCGATGGCGAACAGTTCGGGCTGGGTCGGGCTGGGCGCGGTCTCTTGCACGCGCTCGGTCTGAGCGCTCCGCGCGTTTCTGTCCGTTTTGGTTTAGGACTTGTTTCCCCTTCAAGGGGAAACAACTCGATGATTTCGGAGCAGGTTCTTGATCTGCCTGGGTGTGCGGTGCAGCGCGAGGCCGATCTCCCGCTGCGTCCAGCCGTGCGCGTTGGCGAGCAACCAGGCGACAATCTCGCGGCGTCGCACCGTGTCGGGATCTCGCTGGCGGCTTTCCAGCGTGCGCCGGCCGATGCCGGCCTGCGCGCAGGCGTCGTCGATGGCTTGGTCGGTCAGCATGGTTAGGCGGTTCGGCGCTGGTCGCCCAGGCCGCGCTCGATCTTGTTGCGGAAATTCGCGGGCAGGGTCTGCCAGTCGTAGGCTGCGGCCGTCTCGGCCCAGCTCTCGCCGTAGTGGTAGTCCTTGAGCCAGGTGCGCCAGGCCTCGGGCTCGGG